ACTTTTCCAAAGAGGATGGTAGCTCTGGCGAGATAGGTGTTATGCAAGTTTTGCCTAGCACTGGAAAGTTATTGGGGTTTAGCGAAAAAGACTTGCGTGATCCTCAAAAGAACATTGAAGCAGGATTGATGTATCTCAATCAAGGATTAAAACAGCATGGTGATCCTAAGCTTGCTGTGGCTGGATATAACGCTGGCATGGATCACAAGTTTTTTGAAAATCCTAAGTCAAAGCTACCATCAAGCACGGTTCAGTACGTCCAACAGGTGAAAGATTGGGGTGGTTTCTTGGAACCCACAGCAACTGTTGATGATACTGCTCAAGGAACAGAAACATCTTCTGGCGACTTTCAAAAACCACCTACACAGCCTAATGAAACAAATTTAGAAGAAGGATTTTTAGCCAAAAAAGCTAAAGATTTTATTTTTGATTTAGATAATTTTGCTGAAAAACAAACACCTGAAAGTGTTGCTGAAGCAGTTGCTCCAACTGCTGGCGCTCTTACTGGGGCTTACGCAAGCAATAAAGCTGGTCAAGTAATGGATTACTTGAAAGAAAAAACTGCCACTGCGCCTTCAGGAGGGGATTCGTGGAGGCAGAATTGGGCTGGACAGAAAAACAAAACAGCGGGAATTAGTGTTCCTGAGGCTTCTGCCGAGTACCAAAGAACAAAGGGTCAAGGTAAGGTTTCAGGTCGAATATCCAAGATGTACGGGCCTTCGCAACCGACGGAGGCTGGGGTGTTTAAGCCGGGCCGCCTCAGCCTTGCCAACCAACCTACCTCCCCCATCTCTCCGTTGGCAGGAAAAGTTGCTGGCTACGCTAACGCCGCCCTCGACTCACCACTTGGTAGAAAAGTAACTGGCGCTTTAGGTGGCTACGGAGCCGTTACACAGGGCATGGAAGCCCTCGACCAAGCAAGGAAGGGTAATGTTGCTGAATCAGCCATTTCGGGGCTTGGTGCGTTTGGTAGCGGCATTGCCGCCATACCTACACCAGTCACTCGTGGCGTAGGCGCTGGAATGAGCATGTTGTCACCAGCCGCTCTATGGATGCTTCAACACTCAAGAAAAATGTCCCCAGAGAATGCACAAGGCGCTCTTGGGAACACGGATGCAATGGGTAACCCCATGCCCTAAATTGGGTATCTCCCCAATACTCCGCAGTTGCCACTATGGAGCTTTGCCCCCAGTCTGAGTGCTGGGGGTTTTTTTATGCGTTACCAGCCGTACAGTTCATGAGAATGTAGGTTCGCTTGTTCATCTCTTCCATGTCATCCATGGCTGTGGTGTACCCTTTTTCCCACATCAATCGCAATAACTTAGCCTTGGTGGCTTCTTCATTACGTTCGCCACGATCATAGGAACTCGCCAAGGCTTCTAAGTCCTTGTTGTTCCACTCTAGTTCCCCAGAGTCATTAATCTTCACCAAAAGGAAGTTTTCCAAGATTGTCAATGGCGTTGTCAAACATGGTGAGATTGTCTCTTGAATTGGGTTCATTTGTAAACTCAATGTTAAAGGTGTTGTCTCTAAGGATGTAGTACCTACCTGCGTCTTGTGACCATCTTTTGATCATCTCAAGGAGGACTGGAAGCATTTCTTCTTTCCAATCCTCCCCAAGTAAGGCGGTAATTAACTCCTCAGGAGTCAAAGTTTGCTTCGTTTCTCGTACAAAGCAAGGGCAACATCAGAGTTCAAAGACTTCACAAAATTCACGCACATTGTCAGTTCCGTGCGACGTATCGCAGGCATTGCCGCCATGATGAACCCATCAGCAAGCTTCATAAGATCATCTTCAAGGAAGGAATAGTTCTCTTCTAAGTAGATCTTTCTGAATGCTTCGTTGACCTGTTCTTTTGTAATGTATGGGTTATTCATAGGTTCCTCAAAAAAAACGTAAACATTCAATTCCGTTTGGAGTTTGATGCACTGAACAAGACTTTTTTCCAAATTTTTGTGCTAAATAACTAGATACTGACGAGGCAAGTCTTTTTACATCAAATTCACCTAAAGGTATGGTGACAACTTTTCCAACTTGAAGGTCATCTACATATTGTTTTGTGTGCTTGACTAACTTACCGAAAGGATAGAAAGACTTTTTTTTCTTCCTTGTCTTTTCGTTCCACGTAAAGCTTGTATGAACATTTCCTAATTCATCAATGATTTTGTATTGGCAATTGATGGCGTCAAGAAAGATAATTGTCTTATCTAATCCCTTATGTTGTAGTTTATGCATAATTCCTCCTCAGCTAAACCAAAGATAAAAGCCGTGCAGTATTCCTATGGGAAAGAACAATGCGCCAGCAACAAGAAACCCCCACATAGCTTGTGAAAAGCAGGTGAAGATGTGGGTGAGCCATGCTAGAAAGCAGGCAAGGGCTAAAGCACCAAACCAAAAGTCTGAGTCCATGTGTGTGTCCCCTTATTTGTGTTGATTTTTGGCTTGCCAATAGGAGAGCAAGCCTTGGAACATTGACCAACCACGAGCGAGGTCTTCTTGAGACCATTTGTTGATGACGACAAGGCCCGGCACAGTTACAGAGACAAACACATTCGCACAATCAGCGTTCGGTAGATCCACCCCCACCCTATACGCCGCTAGTTGCATCATGTGCTCGTCGTAGCCTGCCACCTTCGATGGATCGCTGAACTCCTTGGTCTTGATGTCAATCACCAACCCTCGATCTTGGTAGTTGGGCGTAAACAAGTCCAACTTTCCACCATACCCAAGCTCATGGGCAAAAGCTTTTTCAGGTTGGAACTCAGTGACACCAAACTCTTTCTCAATCTCTCGATAGACGCCTGCTTGATGATCAGCAAACTGGGCATGCATGACGCCAGAGTACATGCTCTCAATAGCAGTGTGGACGGCTGTACCACGCTCTGCCGCCATCTTGGCGTGTTCCTTAGAGTCACGTTGAATACGAGCAATAAACTCTTCCTCAGGCTCGTTGTCGACTCGTGGGAGGGTCAAGGCGGCAAGCATCATTTGGTTGAGCTTCCAAACCTCTAGAGAGGGGCTAGCGGCGCTCTTAATGATTGTTGTCACCGAAGGTACAAGATTCATCTTTCGAGCGTCCCTAAGAGTTGTAGATCGCTCCTTGCCGTTGGCTCCAATAACACTGTAGGCTGGCTTACCGTCCTTGCCATACCAATGGTTTGATTCTGCCGCTCTTGCAACAATTGTGGTCATTTCGTTCTTTCAGTAGGTTTTCAGTTTTGGTGCGCAGGTAATGTCAAAGATGATGTCAGTGGCATACCCGTTGATTTGGCGTTTGGTGGTGAGGACAATGGCTCGAAGACCACTCCCCTCACACTCCTGAACAGCGTTGATGACCTCGTTGCGGGACATTCCCTGCACCTGCTTATCAACAATCAAGGTTTGAGTTGGTGGCGATGAACTGTCAGATGGGTGACCCATGCTGGCATTCCAAGACGACCCTGCGGCGCATCCGCCAAGCAAAAGTACAAAGAATAGTATTCGCATAAAAATCTCCTTAAAAGGGCATGTCGTCGTCCATGTCTTCAAACCCAGACTTTGCTTGGGGCGTAGGTACAGCGGCTTTGGCTCTCCACTCTGGAGAATCTTGAATGATCTTCTTTAAGTAATCAGAGAAGCCATCAAACATTGCCATATCAGGCTTGCTGATTTCAAATATCCTGCACATGTTGTGACCCTGTGGAAGCCCATTGAGTTTTAGAGCGCTTGGCACAGGGGTAACAGCAGAGACATTGGCGTACACGCCGTTGCCTTTCTTTTTGGGTTTGTGGGTGACGTTAACCATGCACCACTTGTCCAACAAGTTTTTCAAGTCAAATCGACGCTGTTCTTCCTCGGTAAAGGGTTTGCCCCTCCACGACTGCAAGTCAAGGCGTAAATTGGCTTTATCAGCCCACGATAGGGTGTAGTCCTTGGTGACGATCAAGGGTTCGTTCTTGTCAGTTACCAAGGGGTTACCTTCCTCGTCTGCTCCATGCACTTCCCAATGCATCTTGATCTTGTGCAAGAACTTGACGTTGCCCTCAAACTCGGTCTTTTGGGTTCCGAGGTCAACGATTTGGTAGCACCGAGCTAGGTGCATGCCCGAAGGTACGGGTTTGAATGATGTTCCAATGTCTTCTACTATCATGATTTTCACTTTCTGTAAGTTTTAGGTCTTCGGTTATTGCCCAGAGTTGGTACTCCAGTTGTTCATCAGGACTAGCAAGCCACTCCTGATATTGCTCTTCTAAGGTCATATCAACCTCACTAAATTGATTGAGCGAGTGTCTACCTTGTAGAACCTCTCACCCTTGGTGACGTACATGTTTGGCGACTCCAACAAAGGAGACGACAAGACGGTGCGGTAATCACAAATGAATGCTCGTGTACCGTAGCAATTGACGGACACCAAGACGGTGTGCAGATCGTTGTCAAGAAGTTTTTTCTTGCGTTCAGGTACGTGAAGCGAGTCAAATGGAAAGATGGTCTCCTTCCAAGACTGCCTTACCTCTACTTCAACGTAACCAATCTTGTCTCCATCGTCATAGGCAATTAGATCCACCCCGTATTGGTTTGGGTTGTTTCTAAGTTCTATTCCGTAATCTGCGTAGTATTTGATAATCCTGTCCCTTCCAAAAGTGTCGAATTGGTCGTGTAAGTCTTGACTGAATTGTTTTCTTATGATCGCCATACAAACAAGTCAAGGACAAGTACCGCTAAGGCGGCAATCAAAACAACGCTAAGGGCAAACTTATTGAGCAACATACAGCACCCCCATCACAAAGCCAACAGCAATGCACATCAAATAGGCTCTACAAAGATCCCAATCAATGCTCCACCGCATGGGGTAGATAAAGGGCAAGTTGGGGTCTTGATTTAGGGGGAATGCTTCTTTCAGTGTGCGTGGATAGCTTCTGAAGACTGTTGCCAAATGCCTTTGATCAGGCGGCAAAACATTGCGAATGTTAAGTTTTTTCATCAATTTCCTTCAAAGACCGCCGTATCGGCGTGAACGAATTAGAACACAGTTTTAACACCGTGTTTAAATTGTTGAGTAAAATTGAGGGGTTTTATCAAACAACGAGTTAAGGTATACTGCGTCGCATGACATTAATCGAATACTTTTCAACCGAGCCTCGTGGGGCAAAAGCGGAGATGGCTGAGTACCTCGACATCACGCCCACCTACATAAGCTTGCTGATTCACGGCAAACGTCGTGCGTCTCCACACATGGCGATCAACATCGAGTTGGCGACCCAAGGATTGGTCACCAGACGAGACTTGCGCCCAGATTTGTACATCGTATTGGACAGGATTGCGCAGGAGCCTGCGGCGGTGTAAGATAGTTTGAAACACGGCTAGATGAGGATTGATCCCCCCATCGAAAAGCGTCTCAACCCCCGCCTGCCGAGGTTTCTTTCAGGGGTGAATTTTTGGGGTTCGACAATGCATTATTACCAATTGAATATTGGCGACTACAAGTCGCACACAAACCATCTGGATTTGCTAGAGGACTTGGCTTATCGTCGACTTCTCGACCTGTACTATCTTCACGAACGCCCGTTGAACGTCAGTGTGGCGGCTGTTGCACGTCAGATTGGCATGCGTGAGCATGAGGACAAGGTGAAATTAATCCTTGAGGAGTTTTTTCACAACTCTGAGGAAGGTTGGGTAAACCCTCGTGCTGATCGTGAAATTAAGCATTTCCATAGCAAAATTGAGCAGGCTTCAAGGGCTGGAAAAGCATCCGCTCAACGCAGGAGTAACGGGCGTTCAACGGACGTTCAACCAAACAATAAACAAGAAACAATAAACAATAAACAAGATAAAAAGAATACAGCGACTATCGTCGCTACGCCTGACGGCGTGTCATCAGAAGTTTGGGATCAGTTTGTCAAGCAGAGGAAAGTCAAGAAGGCGCAGATCACAGATCTGGTGATGGCTGGTATCAAGAGGGAGGCTGACAAGGCTGGTTACACCTTGGAGAGGGCTTTGACCGAGGTGGTGGTGCGCAATTGGGTTTCTTTCAAAGCCGATTGGGTTGCCGAAAAGCAACAAGCCAATAGCTTGACCAAGACTGGATTGATGAATCAGACCGTTATGTCTGGCTTGACTCGTGGAATTATGGGGGGTGGCAAAAATGTCAAATTCATCGAAGGTTGAGTTTTTAGACCCAGACGATGGTCTGGACTATGTCTTTGCGAGAATGAGCGCAATTTTTGGTGCGGCTTTTACAAGGCATTGGGATGGAATTGAGCCAAGCATCATTCGTCAAGAATGGAAGCGACAGCTTGGCAAATTCCTGACTTACCCACCAAACCTTGATTACGCCATTGATAGATTGAATGGCGACTTTGTTCCGAGCGCCATCAAGTTCCGTGAGTTCTGCAATGCAGGCCCTGCTATCCCACGAGATGAGTTACAGATCGAATACAACCCAACTCCTGTTGACCCAGAGGTGGTGCGTAAAGCCAAAGAGAACCTTGCCAAACTGAGAGGTAAGCCATGGACAAACCAGACTTAGACCCTTTGAAGTGCCAAGTGGCTGGATGTAACGCCAATTGGACAGTGAGTGCTGGATGGAAGAAATGTTCCAAGCATGCGTGGAGCGCAGAAGAAAACTCAGCGCCAAAAATTAAAACGAGTTTCTTTGACAAACCGCCAGTAAAACCGTTTTACGAGATTGATGACAGGGAAATCTTTTAATGCCTTACGCCAAACCAAATTTAGATCAAGAAGTTCTTTTTGGGGAGCAAGAAGCGTGGAGGGAAGAATGGCAAGGCATGCCTGAGTTTGAACAAAAAAACTTATTGCCCGAATATTCTGTACGAATTAATTTTTCATCGTATGAGGATATGCAAAATTTTGCATCCATGATTGGTCAAACCATTTCAGCCAAAACGCAATCTATTTGGTATCCCAAGCAGATGCGGGAAGACCTTGCTGGAAAGCGATATGTTGAATAAATACCCCATCTACATTGTTTCCAAAGGGCGGTGGGATAAACGCCTAACGGCAAACGCTCTTGACGAAATGGGAGCGGATTACAAAATTATTGTTGAAAAACAAGAATTTGAAAACTACGCAAACGCTGTTGGTGAATCAAAGGTTTTGATTCTTCCGCAGTCGTATTTGGATGAGTACATTACATGTGATGAGTTGGGTGACGATAAGGGAAAGGGGCCCGGGGCGGCTCGCAACTTTGCTCTTGATCACAGCAACAGCGAGCGCCATTGGGTCATGGATGACAACATGGATGGCTTTTACCGATTAAATAGAAATTTAAAAGTTAAATGTCTGACTCCTTCAATTTTTAGGGCGGCTGAGGATTTTGTAGACAGATATGAAAATGTTCCGTTGGCTGGATTTAATTACGTTATGTTTGCCAAACGCAAAGACACGCCTCCACCTTTTGTGCTTAACACCAGAATTTATTCTTGCCTGCTGATTAGCAAAGCAATTAAGTACCGTTGGGAGGGTCGATACAACGAAGACACACACTTGTCGCTAAGGATTTTAAAAGATGGAGATTGCACAATTCAATTTAATGCTTTCCTTGCCGACAAGGTAAGAACTCAAACAATGGCAGGAGGCAACACAGATATGTTTTACGCTAAAGAAGGCACATTAAACAAATCTCAAATGCTTGAACAACTTCATGCAGATTGCGCAAAGGTGGTGTGGAAGTTTGATCGATGGCATCACTTTGTTGATTACAACCAATTTAAAAAAAATCAATTGAAACGAAAAACGGGTTGGGATTACATTGGCGTAAACAACTACGGAATGAAACTTGTGGAGACAAAAAGGTGACCCGTGAAGAAGCAAACCAAATCCTCGACCAAATCCGTGATGGCGTTTCCCACCCAGAGGATTGCACCCTTGATTGCCTCTATCTCACAGGAGACCATAACCCACATGCGCCAATGCGAGGCGAGGGAATGGATCATGAGGTATCGCAAGAAGATTGGCGAGGTAGGGTCAGGGCAAGGGAAAGCTTGGTGGGAGCAGGTCAAGGAAGACATAGCAAAGCGTCGTGGAAAAGCGGCGCTAGATTCTTTGGTCAAACAAATGGAGACGGAGCGACGTGAGGGTCGAGTTTGACTTTCCCCCTGCCATCCTGTTCCCCAACAGAAGCAAGGGAAAGCATTGGGCGGTTATGCATAGACCTAAGACCGACTATCGAGAAGCCTGCTATTGGCTTACTAAACAGCAGGCAGGAGGGTGGAAGCACGAGGGGGGTGACCTACACCTCACCCTTACCTTCATGATGCCTGATAAGCGCCACAGAGATGCTGACAACTGTTTAGCCGCCGCCAAGGCTGGATTGGATGGCATGGCTGACGCTTTAGGGGTTAATGATCGCCATTTCCAACCCATCACCATCTACCGCATAGCTGGCGCAAGCCAAGGGCTACTTATTGCCGAATTTGACTAATACGTTAACAGCGTGTTAAAGTAAATCATCTTTTAAGGAGAGACCATGAAATCGACATATACCAGAGGTTCTTTGATTCACCGTTCGATGGAGCACTTGGAGAGACAGCCAAGAACGCCTGAGAGCTTGCGCAACATGTTGCTCAACATTTCAATTTCTAGATTTAATGAGTACGTGACAGAACCATTAATTGCTGATGGCTTTGCAAAAAACGAAGAAGACTTTTTGTACTTAACCACAAGGGGTCGAGAAAAATATTATGAGTTGGGAATGGTGAAGTCAAAGCTTCCCTCGTCTCACAAAACAGACATCATGGAAACCACGTATGACGGTGCTGAATTGAAGTTAAGTGCTGTGCGATTAGGCGCTGATGACCACATGAAGTTTCCAAGTAGAAATGGAAATGAATTGCGATACCGTGATGGAACAGTGGAGGAGTTGACATGATGAGCCCCGAAGACGAAGCATTCAACGACATTGAGCGAAAAGCAAAACAACGCATGGAAGCTGTAAGGGCGGCAATGCTTAGAGAAGAGGACGATGACATCCAAGACTACAAGAAGGCGTGGGTTGAATTGACCGATAAGGAAATAAAAGCGTTAGCAAAACCTTCCGACGATATAGCAATTCCAATGACGGGAAGAATGTGGATATTTGTTGGCGACTTGATGAATAAACTCAAGGAGAAGAACACATGACATTCAGAGAAAAAACAATCAAGTACATCAAAGACATTCTTAGAGCCAAGACTATTTCCGAGGTGATCCAACTGGAACTGCAAGAGGCGCACCTACGCAAATTGGAAGCTGAGACTGCGGCTGAGTATGCCCACGCCGCCATGCAATACAACGAAGAGCGGATCGTTCGGCTGGAGAAGCGGCTGGCAAAACACGCAGGAGATAAGCATGATTGATCGACTCATCATTAGTGCTGTGCTATCGGTAACTGGATATAACGGACTTTTTCCTGACCCGCCACCGCCCCTGACGCTGAAACAAAAGGCACAGGAAAGATCTATCAGCGAGATGTGCGATAGGAAGTCCAAGAGTAAGGCGGTAAAAGATTTGTGTAGAAGATGGAAAAAACATGAGTGACAAATTAATTGATCCAAACCAAGCCATTGACTACATCATTGCTAAGTCAGGCGAATACGCCCAAGCAAGGGCTAATCGAATCTACATGGAAGAGCTTCGCAAGACTTTGAAGGCAGAGCTTTGCAAGACAGCCCTCCACTATGGGTACGAGGCGGTAAACGCTCAGGAGCGAGAGGCGTACAGCGACCCCAACTATCGAGCGCACCTACTGGCGATTAAACAAGCCGTAGAGGAAGAAGAAAAGATTAGGTGGATGCTGATAGCCGCCCAAGCTCGAATCGACGTGTGGAGGTCTCAGGAGGCTTCTAACAGGGCTATTGACAAGCTCACCCTATGAACGAGAAGGAATGGATGAACGCTGTGGCAGAGCTTGGCTGTGGCATGTGCAGGCGCATGGGGTATGGCAAGACCCCTGCTCAACTACACCACCCAAGGGAGGGTGTTGGTATGGCGCAACGCCAAAGCAATTGGCTTGTGGTTCCCCTTTGCCCAGCGCACCACACAGGTTCCAAGGGATGGCACGGTACAAGGGATGATTTCAAGCGCCATAACGTGGATGAACTGGACATTCTTGCTGACACTATTGAGTTGATAGCAAAAAACAACACTTAGGGTAAGCACCTACAAAATAGTTGAAATAACTATTGCAATCCTTTAACACTCTGTTAAAGTTACATCACTGCAATAAGCAGGAACGAAAGAAAGAAACCAAATGAAAAACGATCTGCCCATCACCCAAGTCGACACTCTCGGTAACCTCTTGGCTCAAATTGCCGACCTGACCAAACAAGCTGACGCTATCAAAGACGTCATCAAAGAAAACGGTCAAACCGTTGAAGGTAACCTCTTCAAAGCCACATACATTGAAGCAAACCGCAAGGTTGTTGACACCAAAAAAATGTACGCTGACCTCGGTATTACCGAAGACACAGTCGCCAAGTACACCAGCGTTACTGCTGTGTTCTCTGTCAAAGTAACTTCACGTTAATCGGAGCAAACCATGAAAATTAATCAAACTTATATTGGCCTTCAAGTTGTAACCAACGATGCGCCTGAGGCAACTGTTTACGAGGTCATTGAGTTGCGCAGAGATGGCACGCAAGTGTTGGCAACACTTAGAGAATTAAATCACCCTAAGCAAACGGAATTTGTTTCTGAGGTGTGTTATCTGCAACTCCCAACCATTGGTCAATTGACTGCATAAACTCACGGGGCTACGGCCCCCCACAGGAGAACATCATGAAAAAAATTACTAAGTGGACAAAATGTTTTGTGGTTCAGGTGCAAGAGAACGGCAACTGGAAAACTATGACTCAACCCATCACTGAATTGCAGGCTACCCGCCTGATGCTTCAAGAGCGCATCTTGCGTCGTTTTTATGACCGCAATGAAGCCCGTGTAACCCAAGCCGCATAAAGGAGCCATCATGAGCTTAAATAAAACCAATCAAGCAATCAGAATTTTACGCAAGTTGGCACAACAAAACCCGTTGCCCATGGAAATGCATGACGAGATTACACGTACGTTAATCAACTTGTTAAAACATAAAGCATCTTTAAAAAAGTAAGGAACCATCATGAAAGACACTAGAAGCGATTACGCAAAAGGATTGGATCAAGGGCTGGAGTTAGCCCTTGGCATCATCAACAAGACTGCGGACGTGCAGTTTGACACCGTGGCAGAGGTAGCCCTGTACTTGTACGACCCAAAGCAATTTGCTCATTTCAAAAAGCCAGCCAAAGAAAAGGAGCCAGCATGAAGCGCACCTACATCAAAGCCTATAACGCCCTCAAGAAATTGGGGGTTCCCGTGTACGTACGTGACGACATGGATGGGCGGTTTCAAATCAGCGCCGAGGAGCCTGACAGCTTCAAGTGGTTAGATTACTACGATGGGTACAGGATTCCTGATTGGGTGTTTGGCGTACACCCCAAGATTGACAATATCTTGCACAACTGTGGCTTGCATTCCGAGTGGATTAATGCAGGCGAACTGGGGGTGTACGAGAATTAATTGGAAAGGGTAGGGAAAGTCCCTATCCAATCCTTTAACAGTCTGTTATACTAGCATCACTGCAATCAAGCAGGAACGATACAAGGAGCAACAAATGGACATTTTTAACGCAACTGGTTTTGACGACATGGCTGACGACTTGGGTGCGGTTTACGCAACTACACCCATTGCCAACGCCGCCAAAGAGGTGGTGTACTTTGAGCAGGCTTGCCCCAAGTGCAACGGCTCTGGCACTTACTACGGTTACAGTCGTTTTGGCATGCAGTGTTTTACCTGCAAGGGCAACGGCAAGTTGTCTTTCAAGACTTCCCCTGCTACTCGTGCCAAGGCTAAGGATTCAGCAAAGCGTCGTGCAGTTGCCAAGGTTGATGCGCAAGCCGCAAAAGCTCAGGCTTGGAAAGACGCTAACCCTGCTGAGACCGCATGGATGGAGTCCAGCGCCCCTAGGTTCGAGTTTGCCAAGTCTATGTTGGAAGCCCTCAATAAGTACGGCTCATTGACTGAAAAGCAAATGGCAACCGTACAACGCCTTACCGTGCAAAACGTCGAGCGCCAAGCTCAGTACCAAGTAGAACGCCAAGCCAAGGCTGAAACAGCCCCAACAGTGTCTGTGGAAGCCATAGAGGTGGCTTTTCAGACCGCCAAGGGTGCAGGCATCAAGTTCCCTAAATTGCGCCTCGAAGGCTTTGTTTTCAGTCCTGCTGGCGAGAAAAGCTCAAATGCTGGTGCTGTCTACATCAAAAACAAAGAAGATGGCGTGTATTTGGGCAAGGTTATGGGTGGCAAGCTCTTTACTTCCCGTGACTGCTCTGCTGAAGCTAAAGACCGCATCGTAGCGGTTGCCACTGACCCCAAGCAGGCGGCTATTGCTTACGGTCAGAAGTTTGGTTCCTGCGCTGTGTGTGGACGTGCGTTGACTGACAGCGACAGCGTTGATCGTGGCATTGGCCCCATCTGCGCAGAAAAGTATGGATGGTAAAACCCAAACCCCACGTAAAAGTGGGGTATTGCTTTACCCACTTCTTTAACTTGGTGTTATACTAATCACACTGCAATGTTGCAGGAACGTAAAAAGGATCAAAGATGAAAACAGTAACTATGTATGGAACTGATCGTGTGGTGTACGAGGAGTCTGATCGTGAGATGTTGGCTCAGTTCAAAAACATTTGTGAATATGATTGGCACAATAATTGGGTAAAGCAGGGTTCCATTGACGAGGGAACCTGTTGTTTGGGTAAGGGCATCAAGGTCTATTTCCTACCCAAGGGCAAGCGTTTGCCTCGTGAGGTGTACTTGGCACGTTGTGATTTCGTACAAGGCAACGTGGCGGCATACAAGGCTTCCAAGCCTGTAATGGAGCGTTTGCAAAGCGAAGGCATTGCATGTTGGTACGACGACGGAAGAATGGATTAAGGGGAACCATATGACACAAGACAATTGGAAAACAGGATTTGATGCAGGCGTTGACTTTGTTCTCACGTTTGCCAACGAGCAGATAGGCTTTGAGTTCAAAAACATTGGCGAAATGATGTTGGAGATTGACAACCTCAAAACCATCAAGAGGCTTTACGAGGCGCAAATTAACGCTAAGGAGTCAGCATGATTGCTTACTGCGACTACATTGCCAAGCGCATCAAGGATGCTTTAACAGCGCCTGATCTTGAAAACAATATCCTTGGTCACGTTGGTAACGTCAACTATGACCTAGGCGATAACGGTGAGTTTTACAGCACCACCAAGACCATCCATGTGTTGGATGTCACTGGAAAAAAATACAAAATTACCGTCGAAGAAGAGTAAAATGGCTAACTACTTTATGATTGTTTTCCTTCTCACGTTGGGGACAATCACAGGTATTGGCGTCATAATCATCTTCATCAACTTGATATGGTTCCTTGAAAGTGGAGAAAACGATTGAAGTCATCACCACCTATGCCTCATCACCTCGTGGAGATCACGGGAGTAGGGGACTCAAGATCTCTTGGGGAAAAGCTTATCGATGTTCAGCTTGCGGACAAGTTTGGACACTTCGGACAACAGCAGAGTCCCACAGATGTCGAGGAGATATGGAGCGTGGAGTTCTGTCGCCAAAACCCTGACAAAGCCGCCAGTGCCATTAAAACCCTTCAGTTGATGCTAGACACTATAGAAGGTGAGCTAAAAGAAATCATGAGGATTGTGGGCAAATAAAATTCCATGTAAACTACAGGTTAAAGGAGCCGTTGAAATTATTATGGCAACACAACCAAAACACGCTGGTGGGCGTCCATCCAAGTACACCGAACAGCTTGGCATCAAAATCTGCGCATTATTAGCCGCAGGTACACCCGTTACGAAAATAGTTCTCTTAAACGATATGCCTAGTCAACAGACCGTATATACGTGGTTAAGAAAACACCCTGAGTTTCTTGAGATGTATGAGATTGCAAGGCAAGATTTAGCCCATACGATGGCGAATCAAATTCAAGAGATCATTGATGAAAAGCCCCTACAGATCGTGGACGAGGCAGGCAACATCAAGTACGACTCAGGCAGTATTGCTGACAAGCGCCTACGTATGGATGGTAGGAAGTGGTTAGCGGCTAAGTACCTACCTAGAGTCTATGGGGAGCGCACTGTGTTGGCTGGTGACGTTGAATCCCCACTAGCTCATAAGGTGAGCTTCGATACGTTTGATACGGTGATTGAGGCAATCGAGGCTCGTAGGCAGGCTAAGGCGCATGGCTGACCATATTGTTGAACTTCTGCGAAACCATGAAGTACGAGAGCAGTATGCCAACCTCCCCCCAGAACTCAGAGCCGCCTTCGATTGGCGAACCAAGTGGCTTTCCAAAGCTCATGACCATCAGATCGCCCCTCCCGACAATTGGTGGTCGATATGGCTCCTGTTGGCTGGTAGGGGGGCTGGGAAGACCAGAACAGCCGCAGAACAGATTGGTTGGTGGGCATGGACAGAACCCAACACTCGTTGGCTAGTAGCCGCTCCTACCTCTGCTGACGTACGTGCAACCTGCTTTGAGGGGGACTCAGGGCTTATATCCGTCATCCCTCCTATATTGGTAGCTGACTACAACAAGACCGCCCACGAGCTTAGGCTGATCAATGGTAGCCTCATTAAGGGCATACCCGCTTCTGAGCCTGAACGCTTTCGAGGCCCCCAATTCCACGGTGGATGGTGTGACGAGCTGGCCGCATGGGATTACCTCCAAGAGGCGTGGGATCAAATCATGTTCGGCGTACGCCTTGGCAAGCACACTCGCCTTATCTGCTCCACCACCCCAAAGCCCAAAGACTTGATCGTTGAGCTTGTGGGGCGTGAGGGTGAGGACGTTGTGGTGACCAGAGCAAGCACCTACGCAAACCTAGCCAACCTTGCCCCCTCCTTCCAAAAGCAGATCCTTCAGTACGAGGGTACAAAGATAGGTAGGCAGGAGATCCATGCGGAGATACTTGATCCTGAGGACTCAGGCATTGTGAAGAGGGAGATGTTCAAGCTATGGCCCAACGGCAAGCCCTTCCCCAAGTTCGAGTACATCATCCAATCCTATGACTGCGCCAGCAGTGAGAAGACGCAGAACGATCCGACAGCCTGCATCACGTTTGGGGTGTTCAAGCCCCTAGACAGCCCCATGAGCGCTATGGTGATCGACTGTTGGCAGGAGCACCTCCAATACCCCGATCTACGCCCCAAGGTGATTGAGGAGTTCGAGATCGTGTTTGGGGAGGGTAAGGAGGCGAAGAGGGTCGACCTCATACTGATTGAGGACAAGTCGGCGGGTATTGCTCTTATACAAGACTTGCGGCGTGGGCATCTGCCTGTCGTGCCGTACAACCCGGGTCGAGCGGACAAAGTCCAAAGGCTCAACATTGTTTCCAACATCATCGCTAGGGGTAGGGTGTGGATACCTGAAAGCGACAACAGGAAGGGCTACGTCAAGTCTTGGGCTGAGGGCTTTGTCAGTCAGATCTGTAGCTTCCCTGAAGCCGCCCATGATGACTTTGTGGACGCCTGCACACAGGCTCTGCGGTATTTGAGGGACTCAGGGTGGATCGACATTGACGGTGCTCCACCTGAGCCGTATGATGATGACGACTACGCAGATAGCCAAGCGGGTAAGCCAAAGGGCAACCCATACTCTATGTAGTCACAACACGCATGGGGATTGGGAATAAGGCAAATACACGCTCCTTAGTGTAATTTCAGACACCTCACCAGAGGGATGTTTGCCGAGTATTCTGGTCTTGCAGTCCCCAGCCGTGTTGGTAAACCTGAGTTCACTCCGCCTTGAGTGCCGAGGACTAGATTCGCTCCGTCCCTTGAAGAAATCGGTTATGGCTACCAACAACCTACAGCAGGGTAGCTCAACGGTAAAGCACTCGGTTCATACCCGAAGGATTGGAAGTTCGACTCTTCCCCCTGCAACCCCATCATGTATAGAAATCAACAATAAGTAGGTATGAGACTTGGCTCATGTAAAGAAAACTCCAAAAGCTATACATGACTCTTGCCTGTGGACTTGACCGCCCTGTGCAGGTATGATCCAGCAACTTCCCTATCGAGGTCGCAATGCCCCTCTACCCTAAGCTGTCAAACCAAGCAATAGTTCGCTCCAAAGGGTTTGACCCTGATGTACCTTCACCGCTTGGTCAAGCATTTACTCGAAGGATGGTTGAGCAACAGCAGGCTGACATCAAAGCAAAGGACATGAAGCTGTCTCCGCTAGACAGAGCCGTTGCTGGGTTGGAGTCCGCCATGATGATGGGCTCCATGATGTTTGAGGCTGTCCAACAAGCTCCCAAGCTACTGCAAGGCGAAGACGCATACGCCACTGCCATTGGCAATCGCATGTACCAACCACGCATGCAACCTGAGAAGTCTGCTGAGTACATAGGCAATGTGATCGACCTTATGGACAAGGCGCAGACCGATTACAAGATACCGCCCCTCATTCCTGAGCTTGCAGGCTTTCAGTCGTTGATGGGAGCCGCTAACCAACAAGTCAAACAAGGTGTTAACAGAACCGCTACCAATGCTGGTATGGCGTTGGAGAGGTCGTTAGATAAGCCTGTGACCAACATCATGAATCGTGGTGGTTTTGGTGCTCAGATGCTTGGCTCCTTTGATACCCAGCCTGCTCAGGTGATTAAGAACAAGGGTGGCAATTGGTTGGGCGGTAGCATGGCTGGCAATGTTGACCAAAGACTGAAGGGGATGAAGACCTCAACGATTGCTGGTGAAACCCCAGAACAACGCATCCCAAGGCATGAGGCACTGCTTAACGATCCAACATTGAATCAAGACCAACTTGACAGAGTGCGTTACCAATTAGAGCAAGCCAAGGGCGAAGCCGCCATTGATAAGTGGATCGAGAGCAACGTGGGCAACTACGTCAAGAAGGAAATGGGAACGCCTGAAGATCCAGTTCGCTTAACGCTTGAGAAACGTGCGCAAGAGATTGAGGCTCAGTTCCAAGTCGACATGAATCGTGCAGGGCGCACTCGTGCCAAGGCTGAGGTAGAAACTGACCCAGATAAGCAAGCCAACCTAATGCGTCGAGCAGATCAACAAGAAGCGCAGGCAAAGGAAGATAGAGACTTTGCAAACAATTATGCAACTCACTTTCCTCCAGATGAGTACGGCCCTGATGAAGACGCCTTGAGAAATCTGCAAGAAAGACGTGCAGAACAAGGCTTTCCACCAGAGGGTATGGCAAAGTCAGCGCCAGCAAAGATGTGGGAAGACCTTGCTGACGAGGCAATTTATATCAGGAATGCAAAAGACCTTCAAAGGCAAAAGGGTGCATTTGAGGCATTCCGAGATTTTGAGCAGACATACCAAAACAAGTCGGATGAAATCCAACGAGAGTATGCAAGAGCACTCAAAGAAAGAATCTCAGAAACTGGCGTTCAGGTTTCTGAAAAAGAATTGCAGAACATTGTTAACAACACACCAATAAATGACAAGGCAAGATTCCTAGGCGTTGAAGAGGATTTCAAAAAGTTGCAAGATGAGTTTTTCAGCAAGAGAAACCAAACAAGCTCAGGACTGTTGTCTATGGCGGAAGAGAACCCATGGGTTGAAAAGCTTGCACCAACAGAAAAACTTTACAGCGGACAAATAGGCGGTATTGAGTTTGACCATGTTGTTGACGTGATTAGACAAGACGTAGCCGCTGGTCGTATACGTCCTGAGCAACTTAACAAGCTCACGATGGATCAAGCCATAAGGCGCACTGCTGACTACAACAAAGAGCTTGCCCAAAAGATGAACTTTGAGAAAGCGGCGCTTCGTGAAGGATTGCCTGTCTACAAAGAATACCCAGAAGGGTATCGCTGGGTTGAGTTAAATAAACCGGGATCCTTCAACGCAGAGTCTGAAGCTATGGGTCACTCCGTCAAAGGGTACGAGCCACCCAAAGGTCACCCAGATTGGGTTGAGGGCTCTGGTGATTCAGGTAGCTACGGATATGGCTACGGAGGTTGGGAAGCTATTAAGTCAGGCAGAGCAAAGGTTTATTCTTTGGTTGACTCCAAGGGTCAGCCACATGCAACCGTGGAAGTTGGTCAATCCGCCCCTAAACAAGCCGCATTAGAGGCCGCTCCTAAAGAAGTGCAAGATGAGTTTGCCAGACGATTTGATAATTGGGTTGGCAACATTGACTACAACCCTAGTCCAGAAGAGATCACGCAAGAAACAAAACGTCTATTTGGCGAACTAAACATCCCTATAAGTCGAGAAATCAACCAAATCAAAGGCAAGGGCAATGCTCGTCCAATAGACAAATACGATCCATACACCCAAGACTTTGTAAAGAGTGATCAATGGGAAAGAGTTGGCGACTTGCAAAATACTGGATTGCACAGACTTGGATCAGAATATTTGACGCTTGCAGAAGCTGAGGCTATGTACAAGCCAAAAGTGCAAGAGGCTTTAAACTTCTTGGATACTCACCCAGCATTGGAAGAACATCGCATTGCTCAAAAAGCCGCCGAAGATTTCACGGGAGATATACCCAGCCCTGAGTATGACCAATTGCAGAGAGGCGTTGGAAGATCAATCAGCGGGAATGTTCCATACACAATTCGTGAATTAAGGGCCTTGTTGAGCGCACCAGAAGATTGGGTTGATCGCAACGAAACTATCTACACACCAATCAGCACAGCTTTAGACAGAATTGGCGAAGCAAGAAAAGAGCTTGGCATTATTGACGAGCCCCCCATTGAAGGCATGAAGGCTGGTGGCAAAGTTCACGTCTCTGACAACCCTGACACCATGGCTATGGAGATGGAAGATCAGAAGTTTGGCGTTGGCGGTGCGGCTATCAAGCGTGTAATGAAAATCTCCGATCCTACGCAACGAGCCATACAAGCAAACAAGCTTGTTGAAAAGATGTTTGAGAGCGGTAACCTCAACGAAGAGTATCTAAGGCTGTTACACAAGGCGCAGACAGGCGCAAGGTCACTGCCTGAGGTAATCCCTAGAGCACGACCAAGAACCAAGAGCGAGATCAGAGGGTACGCCCAACAAACGGCTGATCAACTCAATGCCGTCCAGCAAGGTAAGTTCCTTCGTGCCTCACCAGAAAAGTCAGAGAACTTTGCAGGCAAGTCTTTTGACCAATGGAAGATGGAGCAAGATCTACAGCACGACATACGTCCAACGGGCGTTGAACTGCAAACGCCTGAGGTGGCTGACATTGCAAAGCAAAAGGGCATGCTCAAGCTTGGCATATCAGGAGACACAACGATTGCCGACAAAGATCTTTACAAAGCTGGCAAATACGAATTGAAGTTTCCATCTGAACAACAGGGTGGCCCGTTCTACGGACTGCGCAAACGATCCAGCCCAGTGTCATGGGCATCCAACGAGAATGTTCTTCAGGGACAGCAGAGGGACATAAATGCGTTCTCTGAAGCGTATGGCGGAGTGCCTGTGATTGGTCAGTACAACGCAATGGGGCCAATTGGAACAAACTTTGCCCAACACTTTGCTGGCGCAAACCTCAACGCCATTGACATACTGAAGTTGGAGCCATCCCAATTGGATGAGTTCAATGAGTTGATTAGACGAGGAAACAAGAAGTCGGGTGTGCATCATGAGTTCCCGGGCATCGAAGACCCCTCCGCCTACACTTACCTCGGCTTTTACCCAGAGCTTCGCAAGCACTTCAACTCGCTTATGGTCAAGCCAACCGTTACTGGAAAGTATGGCTTGCCTGATGGCAGGGTAATCCTCCATGCGATTACTGAGCCTGAGTTGCGTGACATGCCTGTGTTGACCTCTGGTCATTCTCAGTTTGAGTTGGTTACGGGTCACGACCCTAAATCGCTACCCCTGTCAGGGCATTCGACCTACTCGCATGACTTGCCAATGAAGCCTGACACAACTGTCAAGCAAACGCCCTTCCCTATCCCCGCCGAGCTTGAGTTCAGCGACGTAAAAGAGTATGCCGAGCCGTTGTACCAACCTAGCGAGATGACTCGTGTTTATCAGACATCATCTCCTCGCCAAATCATTGACCAACAGCACATTGACGAAATCAAGCAGTATGAGGACTTCATGCGTCAATATACGCCTCAGTCCGAGCGCAAGAAGGATGGTGGCTTGATCAAAGTCAAGCGCAAGGCTGGTGGTGGCATCATGAAGAAGGCGCTCAAAACCGCTGTAGCGCCAGCCACCAAGCGTTTGGAGATGAGCTTTAAGGATGTAGCCAAGCCTGTGCCAGAGCTTACTGAAGCCGCTCAAAAGCTCAAGGCGGGTAAGCTATCTCGTGAGGAATACGAAGCCCTTGTGAACAAGCATAAGCCTGTTACGCCCTACTCTTTTGTTCCACAACCCGCTACTGCTGAAGATGCTACTCGTGCATTGAACTCTGCCAAGCGTGAAAAGTTTGGCAAGACCAAAGAGATACCTGCTGGAACTCCTACTGGTCTTCGTTTGGACATTCCTGCCTACAAAGATCATGGCGTGTGGGTGAACTCAGTCCATGCGGACGACATGCCCACCATGTATGACAACGTCTCTTCTGTGACCAATGCAGAGATGGTCATGCCTGAAGACAAGGCTCTAAGCGTGGCAACACGAGAAGCCAACAAGTCCCCATTTGCTGTGATTAAGGGCGGATGGAACCCCATGAGCGAAGAGGAAGCTGTGGCAAGAGCTACTGAATACTTGAACCATCCTGATTGGGTGCAGGTGGGCATTGACCCTGAGCGTCACGGCTACTACTACAACCGTGCCACCATGGAGCCAATCGTTAAGGCTGAAGAGGTAATTCAGATTGGGCCTCTCGTGTTAGCCAAGAACCCCACCACAGCCCCCAAGGAGGCGTTCAAATACGCTATGGGTGGAGCTATCACTGGGGACGACCTTATCCTCAAGGAGCGCCCACTGTGAGCTTGATCGAAGGACTCATCAAGAGCGCCAAGCTTGCCAAGCAGGGCAAGAAAGTAGTCGTCAATCCCAAGCCGTTCTTCTCTGCTGTTGACAAAGCCGCATTGGATCTGCAACGAGCCAAGGGAACTGGTAAGGAGTTCATGACCGAACTCAAGAAGACTAAGGGTGTCAAGCCTAATGAGATTGAGAACCGCAAGTTAGCTCAGATCGAAGCAATGCCTAAGATGTCTAAGGATCAGTTCATCGATGAGCTTGAGAAACGCCCACCTGTTGATTTGAGAGAAAGGACTTTGTTAGAGGAGTCTGAAAAGAACAAAGACTTTTTGGCAAGGGAACAATACGGCGAGTCGTTTGACGATCTAAGAGCAGACGAGGAAAAAGACATCCTAGACCAAATGGTCAAGTACGGCGACTACAAGTTGGCTGGCGGTCAGAACTATCGAGAGATCCTTTTGCAACTTCCAACCTTTGGCGGCAAAGATCTAGAAGACCTTATGTACCTAGAAGCCATGGAGCGTCGAGGAGGGATTGGCACAAAGTATGGCGAAGAAAACCTAGCCAGACTGCGCAAGAAGCGTGATGAGATGGGTCAACCATACATGACACCTCATTTTGAAGGCGAGCCTAATATTTTGGCGCATATGCGTGTGCAAGATCGCTTGGAGGAGCAACCTCCTGAAATGCGATATGTGGCGTTTAATAAAAATTCTGGATTTCCCTCGCCAGATTTTGCTACACCAGAAGAGTTGGATGCGTACATAAAAACCTTGCCAGCAAACATACAAAACTCTTTGGTTGTAAAGCAAGCTCAAGTTGCAAAGCCACCAAGAAAGATTCTTCATGTTGAAGAGATTCAATCTGATTGGCATCAGGAGGGTCGCAAGAAGGGCTACAAATCAAACGCATCCGAAGATGATGTTCGCAAAGCCTACAACGCTCAAGAATACAACGCCGTACCATTTGATGAGTTAAGGCCAGAAGACAGAGCGCATGAAATTCAAAAGTTCAGAGAGTCTGGCGTACCCGATGCCCCATTCAAAAAGAATTGGCATGAGTTGGCAATGAAGCGCCTTATCAACTACGCATCAGAAAATGGGTATGACGGTATTGCCATCACCCCCGGCGCAGAGCAGGCTAACAGATACAAATTAAGTTCTCACATTGATAACATGATGGTGTCGGAGACAAATCAAGGTACTCGGCAAATTTCATGTCGACCAAAAGGGGAGAGGGTTGATTCTGCTTTGCAATTCGATGGGCAAGGAAATGTTGTTCAATCAATGTTGTCAGACTTAAAAGGCAAAAACATATCGGACGTTTTTGGCAAAGATTTAGCCGAAAAACTCATGCAGGCAAAACCGTTTGAAAGGTTTGAAGGCGTTGATCTTGATGTTGGCGGAGAAGGTATGGCTGGCTTCTACGACAAGATGATCCCTGATTACCTCAATACCTTTGGTAAGAAGTACGGCGTACAGACCGAGATGGGTGGCTACAAGTTACAAGGCGACCCTTCCCTTCGTGGTGATGCGTCCGAGCGTCTTGGTCTTGCTGGTCAA